TAACTAAAGATAAATAATTACCAGTTAAACTATCTGCAATTATATCTGCTGATATTTTATCATACAACTTACTTCCTAAATAGTTTTGTATGTGTATCTCTTGTGCTATCTTAATAAATTGTATGAATTTATCTGTATCAACGTTACCATCAACAATACTATTCTTTACTAAATCTGTTCTACTTATGAATAATGCAGTTGCCATTTATTATCTCTTTTTATTTACAAATCCGTTATTTGGCATATCTTTTGGCTTTGTTGATACCAAAGTAGGCTCTTCACTTTTAGAAGGTGCTTTTATACCTTCATCTTTTCTTTTTTGCTTATAAATAGGCTTTGTTTTTGGACTATTTATATCTGGCTTAACGTTGTTTTTAGACATATAAGTCTTTCTTAACCAAAAATGATGACAATCTCCACCACCTTTATACAACCATATATCATAAGTATCAGCACCACCTAATCCCCAACCAGCATTAACTGCTTTTTGGCTCATCTGTTGTATATCTTCTTTTCTGTATATTTTTTTAGCTTTTACCATTTTTGAACAAAACTCTCTTGAATTATTGCTAACTGCTAAAGGTGCGTATTGATAACGTACCATATACTTTTTATCTTCTTCAGTTTCTCCATCTAAATTACTCTTTGCATTTGGTCTAGCAGTTCCAGTTGTTGCTAAATTCCAAACTTTTGACAATACAGATAATTTAGGATTGTTTAACTTATTTAGTTCTTCGTCTAATTCATCTTCGGCATCATAATCAACTTTTCTTTCATCAATCAATTCCCAGTTTTCTAAATCTTCATCTTCTCCAAATTCTTCTAAATCAGAAAATACCTTTGACATCTTAACACCAGTTTCTTCTTCTCTTGTTTCTTCGTCTTTTACATTATCTAAATCCAAGAATTGTAATGGTTGTAACGTCTTAAAGTATAGATTTAAGGCAATATCATTAAAAGCAAGTATTTTATCAAACGCATCAGTTAAAAGTTCTTGAAAAGGCACTATAACTGTGTTATGCATTAATATAGATGCAGTTTTTAACTCATCTGCATTATTACCAAGCCCACTTGAATCTTTTATACCTAATAACATAGGAGATACAATTCTGTGAGATACCATTATCTTCTTTTGTGATTCGTCACTTAAAAATTGGTATTGGTTATGTGCATCAGATAATTGTACTGGTGTTATATCAGCTTGTGATTCTTTGTCATCGTTAAAAGCAAGTATAAATTTACCAGCATTTGAACTACCTTGAAATTTAGCTTGTATCTTACTTTCTATTAATGATTGTTTTTCTTCGTCTGGTACTCCGTTGTTAAAGTTAATTAACATTGATGGAGCAAGACCATTCATTATATTATTTAAATGATAGTTAGATATTTCTTCTTCTAACTCTGCATATTGTAAACCACCTTGATAATCTGGTGTACTATAATAATACATACCAGCAACATAAGGTTTAACATATAATATCTCAATTGGTTGAGGTGTACTTGAAACACCAAAAGCTGGTATTCTTAATGGTTTATCACTTGGCTTTATATTTGCCCAGTCTGGATGATAGTAATACGCTTGTACTTGTTTATCTCCTTCTCCGCATTTCTCTGCTCTTAAAGTTTCTATTGGCAAGTGTTCTACTTTAGCAATAGATTGTTTATCTTTTGAATAAATTATTTGTATTGCACATTGTCCAGTTAGTTTTAAATCGTATGATAATTGTCTAACAACATCTTTTTTAAATAAAGATATCATTCTTGCATAACTCTCTGGTTTCTTTGCACTATCAGTTGCATCTAAACCTTTTCCATATATCATTTGAGATATACCATTTACACAAGCATTATTTGTAGCACTTCCGTTAAATCTATCTATTAGAAACTGAAAGTAATTATTGTCTGCTCCAAATTCAACCCATTCTTTTGATTTAGATTCTACAATTTGTGGAGATGTGTAAGTAGATAAATTTACAAAACTAACTTTAGAATTGTTTTTCTTTGCCACTTTTGGCTTTCTGTATTTATTTATGTGTTTACTCATAATATTATAAAGTCATTGTTACCACTCTTTTCTTTGTACACATCTTTATTTACTGTATAGTGTTCGTTATTAGATTGGTTTGTTGATTGTGCAGTACAAAATATTTTATCTCTGTAAATAATATCTGCTTCTGTTACAGAGCCTTGACCATTATACACTTTTAAATCATAAAACCTACCTTCAACCAATGTAAATACGTTTGTTAGTTCAACATAGTTTTTATTAATTATAGCAGATGGTAAAATTATTGTTTCATCATTTGTACTATCATCCCTTAATTTTATTGTAACACTTGTTGAATATACTCTTGGTATAATCTTTATTGTTTGTGCGTTTGTTGTAGGTAACAAATGTTTCATATATATATAATACTAAAAGTTTGTATTTTTATTTATTACACATAAAAAAAAAGGTAATCAATTAAGACTACCTTTCTTTAAAAACAAATTATGAAAAAAACTATGCGTTAGGGTCTATTTGACTAGAACTCTCATTAGATGTTATAACAGTTGATGTTACAAAAAATGCTGGGTCAGTTTCTTGACCTTCTAACGTTAAAGTAAACCCACTTAAATCTCCCATAGCAGCACCAGATACAATTGTACCTCCAGTTACTTCTGCTCCGTGTTCTAAACCTACCATAAAGAAATTACCATTGTAATCTTCTATTGCAACGTGAGGACGTGCAGTAGCTAATAATTTTATTTCTTCTTGTGTAGCTTTATCTAAAACTGGTAAAGTTAAATTTAAAGTTTGTGTGTAAAATGTAGTTCCGTTTTCTCTTGAACTATTAATTGTGGTTTCTAGTGAAGAATTACCTTTGATATCAAATCTAAAAAAGTCTGGTGTTCCAGCTACTGCGGTAATCTCTCCAGATGCTATTGTAGTTGTTCCCAACGTACCATAATCTGCGAAATAAACTGCTTTTAAGCCACCAACACTACTTTTACAAGGTAACGCTCTACCAGATGTAAGTAAACAAGCCATTGATTTTTATTTTTTTAAGTTATTAAAAAAGGGTAAGCAGATTAACTACCTACCCTCATTATTATTGTTTTTTATATAGATTATAGTCCTAATCCGTAAGATACGATATCTTCAACAACTGCATATTGTACTCCAGCAGTATATCTCATAATGAAACGTACATTTTGAGAACCATCTAAATCAGCCATATCTAATACTTTTACTTCGTTGTGGTCTGATAAAAGTCCAGTTCCAAAGAATAAGTTAGATTTTTGTGCTGCTATTGCATTGTTGTCAGAAAGTCCGTTACAAGCTACAACTTTTACACCATCAAAGTACTCAACATCCATATCTTGGTTATGTCCAGCTCCAGCAGTTTGGAATCCTCCTAATGCTCTTTTGTATGCTCTAAAAATGTTCTGTGCAACATAGATATATAAATCTTCTTTTCCATATACTTCACTTGGAATAGCATCTACGATATCTCCTAATTTTTCAACTACATTTGATGCAGTTACTGCTGCTCCAGCAATTTTCTTTGCTCCAGTATGTCCAGCATCAGCATTTAATAAAGTTTTGAAACCATCAAAAGTTCCAGCACCAGCTACACCAGCCCAGATATCTTTTTCAGTTTGTTCTGCAATTGATTCAGCCATTAATCCGATAAAGTAATCAGAAAAGTTAGCTGGTAAACTATCACTAGCAGAATATCCCATTGATACTGCTTCCCAATCAGATTTGAATGGAGTTTTACACAATTCTAAATTTACTTGTAATTCTTTTGGCTCAATAATCTTTTCTGTTAAAGCAACTGCTCCAGCATCTGTAAAATCACAAGATGCATTTGCAATAGCACCAGAAAGACTTACTCTTTTTAATACTTCTTTAAACTTTACGTTTGGCTTAACTTCAATTAAGTTGTTAGCGATTGTATTACCAGTTAAAAGTGCTGCTGATACATATTTCCCAGCAAATTCTCCAGCATACGTGGTTGTAATTGATAAACTCATTTTTTATTTGTTTATTTTGTTAAATATTCTACTTCTTAATGTGTTTTTATTCCCTTTTTGAGAATAAAGGTTTAATTCTTTTTTGTCAGATACATTCTCTGGATTGTGAGAAATACCTTCAACTTCTTCAGCAGATAACTCTACTTTTTCTTCTTTTACTTCTTCTGATAATTCAACAACTACTTCTTCTGCAACAACTTCTGTTTTAGATAATTTTAGTTCGTTGATTTCAGTTCTTAATTTTTCAATTTCAGAGAAAAACATTTCTTCTGATATTGATTTAACTATTTTTTTTGGAGATGCAGTTTCTGTTGCTAATTCTTCTTCTTCAACAACTTCTTCTGTTTCTTCTTCTACTGGTGCTTCTTCTTCTTCTGCTCCAGCTTCTTTAATTTCTCCAATGATACCTTCCTCTGAAACAATAATAGTTTTACCTTCTGCTTCATACTCTCCAACTGGTACTGCAACTCTTTCTTCGTCTGCAACAACGAATACTTCTGCACCAGCTTCAAATACTTCTGCTTCTAAAATAGCACCATTATCTAGTTTCATCTGCTCTAGCTTTACTTCAATACCAAGTAAAACTCTTGCTTTGTTTAATAATGTTCTGTCTGTGTTCATATATTTAGTTAATTATTGTATTTTCAAATATTATTTAACAGAAGGGTATAGCTTTTTACCATCATTAGCTATTCTTTGCAACACTGTAACTAAATCAGCGGCTTTAGAAAACCCATCAATTTGCCTACCATCAACACCTATTTCTTGTGCTGCATCTAATATCTTAACTAAATCATCTTCAAGCTTATCTGCATCTTGTTCAATATCTGACAATTTACTTACCCACTCTTTTTGATTTTGTTTGTAGTTTAAATATGCTTTTTCTATTTTAGATTCCATACTTCTTAATTTAGAATCTAACTTATTAGCTTCTGACAAAATAGATTGTGGTTTTCTTGTCAACTCTACTTTCTGTACAGACAACTCAACTTTTGTTTCTTCTGCTAGTTTTTTAAAAACTCTTTGTTTTATACTCATAATTATATAATAAAATTTAGTTAATATTTTGTATTTTCAACTTTATTCTTCTTCTTCTGATGCACTTATTCTACCAATACCTTGTTTCCAATACTCTGGTGTCTTGCAATTTTTATCATTATTATTTTTGCAATCTATCGAATAAGTATTTTTACATTTACAATATACTGCTCTCATTATGATAATAGTTTTTTAAGTTCTTCTAATTGCTCTAATTGGTCAAGTTTTCTTGATGCCCAATTAACACCAGCAGAACCACCCCAAGCATCCCACATAAGTCCACCACATCCTTCTGAATAAGGTACATCTTTATGTTGTTGATGTCTTTTAAATGATGCCATTCTAGCAATTGTATCTCTGCTTATTGGCTCTCCTTTTGCAAGTTGATTTGCTCTGTTCTTTCCAGTTGCTTCTCCACAACTTCCCCAGCCATTTTTTTCTACCCAAGCTAATGCTCTTTTTGCATTGTTTGTTGCTCCTTGTGGATAGTCTGTATATGATGCTAATTCTTCTTCGTATTGTTTTGGCTTACTATGTGTCCAACCTTTCTTTGTGTACTTGTCGTGTTCCTCTTTTGTCATTATCTTAACACTTGCACCAGTTTTAGGATTGTACATAGTGTGAGGATATTGCATCAAGTGTTCTTTTAATTCTTCGTTTGGTCTTTCCATCTTGTCAGCAAAATAACCCTCTATTGAAAAACCTTTTACTTTACCAGTCTTTACATAGTCATTCCAAACTTCATCATTGTTTACCTTAACACTACCCATCCAAGTACCAACTGGCACATCTAAATTATATAAAGCACTTTTATCTTTTTGTTTATCTTCTACAATCCAACTTTCAACAAGTGTTAAGCCTTGTAGTTCTGAATTGTGTTCTAGTGTTGAATTAGATTGATTGCCATTCATTAAATACATTTGAGATGCTTTCTCAACAGTCTTTTCAGAAAAGAAAATATAGTACTCATCTTCTCCAGACTTTCTGTAAATAGGTTTCTTTGGTATAAGTAAAGCACCCATTAACAAACGTTTCTCTTTGTCTATTTCAGCAAGTTTAATTTCTTGTTTATTAAGTGCAACAAAATCAGATTCAATTGCTGGATTCTCAACAACAGAAATAGCTTCTACTCCTATTGCTTCATCATCATCTAAAATAAGTTCTATTATTTTCATAATTATATAATATTTTTTTAGTGTTATTTTATATTTTTAACCTCCTATACTTGCATCTTCAATTATATTTCTATCTAATTCTTGTGCAGATGATACTTCACTTGAAACTACAAATGCTTGTATTGGTTGTTGTGATTGTCCACCAATAGCTGATGCTAACTGATTCGTACCACTTGCACCAACTATATTAAATGCTGGAGGAATACTAGCTGCTACTGCTGGAGGTGTAGATGCTCCAGTTGATACATTAGCACCACCAGAAACACTTTTGCCACCTCCACTGCTTTTTGGTATTTTTACATTTGCTATTTTTTTAACATTTGCAAAACCTACAAGTCCAGTTGCTACTGCTTGTGCAATTGCATAACCTGGAACTGGAACTCCAGAGAAAGCCTTTAATTGTCCAGTTATAGAAGCATAGGTATTAACAAGAGAAGAAGCAATTGCAAGAGCTTTTGCAGACCCAGTTTCTTGCCCTATTAGACTAGATATAGAACTTAAAGCTCCAGCATAGCCATTTAAAGAAGCTATTTTAGCATCTGTTTCTTTTTGTGCTATATCTGTTGAGGCTTGAGAAGCTGCTTCTTTTATCGCTAAATCCTCGGCATTAAATCCATCATTTAATACTTTTAATTGTGCTTTATAATCTGTTTCTGCTGCAAGTAATCTTTCTTTCTTTTCTGCATCATCAGTAATTTCTTTTTCTATTAAAAGTTTGTTTGCCTCATATTGTTGCTCTAATTCTAATCTTTCTTTATCTCTTTCAGATTTACCAAAAAGAGCAATCTCACTCATTATTTCTTTTTGTTCTCTTAATAAAGAATTTGCATTTGTTTGTTGCTCACTCCTAAAACCAGTTATTTGTGCTTCAATAGCAGCTCTTTCGTTAAGTGCTTCTTGAAATGCTTTTTGGAATTGTATATTCTCTTTATTTTTATCTAACTCTGCTTTAGCAGATGCAACTGCAATATCAGCATTTTTAAGCATTTTTTCTTCTTGCTTGTCTAGGATTTTAGCAAGTTCATCATTTGCTTTTATTCTATCTTCAATACTTTTACTTTCATCATCTCTTATTTGTCTTTGTTGTTCCGCTTGTCTGTCATACTTTTCAATTAATCCTTGATTTTTTACTGATGCTAATTCAGCAGAATTTGCTAATTCTACATTACTTTTTGCAGCTTTAATATTTTGACTTGTATAATCTGAAACAGCTTCTATAGTATTAGTTACAGCTTCTACAGTTGTATCAAAAGTACCTTTTACTCCTGTCATAACATCTATGTAAGATTTACCAGCGTTTTTTACATCTTCAAAAGCACCGACAATATTTCCACTAAATACCTTTGCATATGCACTACCTAACAAACGTATTACTTCAATACCACTTGTAATTCTATTTATTAAATTTTCTAAAATAGCGTTCCCAAAGTCTATAATAGCTTGTTTAGGGTCATTAAATATGGAACTAAAAAAGTCTGTTACGGTTGTAGTGTTACTCACAATAAAATCAACAAAGTCATTAAGAGCAATACTAATAAATTCAAATGTTGTATTAAAAAAGTCTGCAGCTTTTTGATTTTGCATAAAAACCTCTCTTAAAGAAGCAAATGCAGCAATAGCTAGTCCTATACCAGCAGATTTTAAAGCTAAACCTATTCCTTTAATTCCTCTAGAGGCTATTTTAGATGAACTTTCAACATTCTTTAAAGATTTAGCAGTATCTTGATTTGAACTTACTACTTCTTTATTTAAATTTTCAACACTCTTTGCAACATTGTCAATACTTTTTAAAGCCTTGTTAGTTTTTGCTTCTAACTCTATAATTATTTTTTCCATTTTAATTCTTGTTTTTGTCTTTTAAATACTTCTTTAAAACTATCTGGAAACTTATTCTTTCCTTTTGCTAATTGTACAATCTCCGCATTACAATCTGTGTCTTTCAACAATTCTAATATTTCTTTTATCATTATGGTAATGTATTAATTACTAATGCACCAGATGGTGTTGATTCATTTAATAAAGCATCAAATGCAACTACTGTTATTGAATATGATGTTGCTGCACTTAATCCAGTAATAGTATCTGAATAAGTTGATTGTAAAGGTTGTGCTAAAGACCCACCAACTGCTATACCATTTGCATAAACAACATAATAAGACATTGTAATATTATCTGGAGATGTACTTGCATTCCAAGTAACAGTAAATGATGTACTTGTTATATTTGATGCAACTAATCCAGTTACTTGTGTTGGATTATTACCAGTTGATGTTAATATTGATGTAACGTCATTTAATAATTCAAAGTCTGATTTACCAGTTTTTAAATTAGTTTTTATTGAGTTTATTTTATAAGCATTTTCTCCAAATTTTACTAAATCATTTAGCTTTAAATTATAATAAAGACCAAATGGTAAATAAGCACTTACTTTTGTGATTCTTCTTCTTGCATTAAAAACATCTTGAATATAAGTCTTGTAATTAGTTTCAAATAAACTATCTGTAAAAGCCAAAGGGTCTACTGCTGGTTGATTTGCTTGATACTCATTTATCTCATTACCAAAATGTATATTAGATTTACTTGCAGTTGATGTTAAAGCAAGAGCATTTGATGGGATATAGTAATCTGTAATATCATCAATGCTACTTGTTTCTGTATCTCTTATTCTTATACTTGTTTCGTTTGATAGTCTTATAGCATAAAATAATAAAGGAGAGCCAAAATAAGGCTCTTGGTTGTCATCTACAAAGTAACCCCATTGAACATCTGTTGCACTACCTCCATCTACATCGTAAAGCCTTTCATATTGCATATGCTCAAAAGGTAATTCTAGTTTATAAGATTTACTTGGTGCATCAAATATATCTGAATTTAAGCTATAAGATAAAGACCCCCATTTTTGATTGTTTAACTGCTCAAATTGTTTAGCTAAAAAAGTTCCTAAACCTTTGTATGTAAAATCAATGTGTTTAAAAGGTAATGCTACATCAACAGTTGAATTTTCTGTATCTATGTATTTACTTATATCAATTGGTGTTGTTGAGCCAGATGCATAATAACTATCTAAAGTCTTTACAACAATAACCCCATTATTATCTACATAAGCAGTTAAATTAAACATCTTAAAAAGACCAGTTAAAAAATCTATAATGGTCATTTTAGGCATCTGCTCTTGAATATTAAATTCAGTAAATGCAGTTGTAGCAAATGTAGACGCATTTGAATAAACCATTTGTCCACTTTGTCCAAAGCCTAAACCTCCTTGTGTCCAAGATACAGTCCATTGAATACTACCAACAGCAAACGTCATATTTGTTGATGATGCAATTTGTATTGTATATACACTATTATTAAAAGGTGCTATTATTAATTGTTTTGCTCCAGTACCAGTTGTTTCTCCTACTATTGTTGAGCCATCTCTGATAACTCTAATTGTATATGCATCTGTTGTATTTGGAGGCGTTACATTTAAATTTAAAAAAGATATGCTATAAGGAGATTGAGCAGTCAATGCTAAAACACCATTTAAAACATTTGAT